CAAGTCGAACTGCGTCGAATTTCAGGCTTTTAATTGATGTGATTGTAGCCGACCTATACGCTGCGGCTGAGCGTTCAATTTCATGTATCATGCAGCAATTGTAGCATATTACAAGAAAAACGCAATAGAAAAAACTCTTGTGGAATCAATAACTTACATGCTCTTGTCTCGCCGAGGAGAAAGGCGAGAGAGCGATCCTATCTTGGGGGTTCCCCGAGTTCTGGGGGCAGGTCGAAATAGCGTACTCGGACTCCTGCTTCTCGCAACATTTGTTCGGCATGTTCGATAGAGTAATGCTTGCCTGCACCAACGCCAGCGAACGGACGATTCGGTCCGATAACTTCCTTAATGCCTGCTTGAATCAATGCGCGAGTGCAATCAGCGCATGGCTTTGGTTCCCAGTTTAGATATGCTCGTGAATTGTTGAGTGAAACACCAACGCGAGCAGCATTGAAGATTGCATTGCGTTCAGCGTGTTCAACCCAATTATATTTTTCTGGACGCTTCCAACGATCTTTCCAATCTTCTTCAATGCCACGAGGGAAGCCATTAAAACCCGTCGACAAAATGACATTGTCATCATTGACGATCACGCAGCCGACTTTTGTCGACGGGTCCTTGCTTTTCTGAGCGATCAGAGAAGCCTGTAAGATAAACAATTCATCCCACGATAGTTCATCACGAATCATAATATAGTCTCAATGGTTATTTACGAATTTCAATCTTACGAGGTTTCTGTTCTTCAGGAACGACATTTTCCAATTCAATGGAAAGAATGCCATCAGCAAGAGCAGCATCGCGAACCACAACTGTGTCCGACAAAACAAATTGACGAGAAAACTTACGACCAGCAATACCTTTTACAAGATAATTGCGCTCGTCTATTTCTGTCTTTTTGCCAGTGACTTTAAGAGAATTTCTCTCAGAAGTGATTTCAATCTCATCTTGTCTGTAGCCAGCAACTGCAAGTTCCAAAATAAAGTTGTAGTCATCTTTCTTGATGACATTCACAGGTGGAAATGCAGTTTGAGTTGCAGTTAGAAGATGAGCCGCATTATCAAGAGCAGCGAACGCATTCTCGAAACCAAGTGCTGTTGGTAGAAGGCGATCGAGTCCGTATGTGGATGCGAGTGTAGTGATATTTGTCATTTTGTAACTCCTTTAATAAGCAAGTTGTAGTTATGGACCCCAAATGGGCATCCACTTCTATTTATAACAAATCAATAATTTTATTGCACGTTCTGATCAGATACTTGCAACTGAGCGCTTGCCTGTGATCTAACCTTATCGATCAATCCGATCGAAATTTTAGCTGGCAATTCACCCAATCCACCCAAAATTAAATTAACGTCATTGACAGTTAGATTAAGAACAATTTCTTTTGAATCTAATGTGTTTACATTGTTATTTTCGTTAGTCATTTTTACTCCTTATTGACACCAGTTGAACCAAAACCACTATTTCTTTCAGAATGCTTTACAGGTCTATCTTTGACTACTGTAAATTCAAAAGGCTCATTACAAACAACTTCAGCCTGAGCGATACGATCACCTTTACGAATCGTTGTGGACACCTCTGAAATATTTGTCAAAAGCACAAACACTTCTTCTTGATAATCTACATCAACAATACCTTCGCTATTTGCTAGAATCAATCCTTTCTTAAGCGAGAGACCAGAGCGAGGATGCAAACGGATGCTATAGTTTTGTAGTGGCAATTCTTTTCTTGCAATGTCTGCATAGGTTTCGATTTTAATATTATGATCGACTCTAAAAATTAACCCAGTTGGAACTAATAGACGATCTCCAGGAAAAATTGTAAACTCATTCAGATCGTTTAAATGTCTTGCGACTGACTCATTGAACTTGTTATAGCCCTTAACTATCTTTTCATCACTTGTGGGCTGAAAAGATAGATCAAAACAATTAGCGAGTGAAGTTCCGTATGTAGGTAATTCTATATCATCATTAAGACAATACACATTCAAATAAATCATACAGCATCCTTCTTTTTCTTTCCAATTGTATACTTGGATACCAACTGCCACTGATTCTTGTCTTTGAATGGTAGAATCTTGATCTGAGATAATGGAGCAACATCATCTTTAGTTTTTGCAGGATCAACGAGTTTTACCAGTCCCCACTCAGCCATTAGATTGGCAATCGTGTTGCGGCGTTGAATGTCGTTTTCTGACATGTTACTTGGCTTACCGTCCAATTCAAATAATTCTTTGAAATGGACAATATAGTATTTGCCCTGTTTGTGTAGAATGTGGCAAGATTGATAAAGAATGTTTTCGTTCTTTGCAGCCACACCAATGCGAGTGAGTGTCTCGCGAACCTTTAAAAAGTCATCCTGTTGCGCAAGGGTGACTTCAACTAGTTTATCAACGCTCATGTTTTATCCCTTATATAATTGTTCTTTTATCAATTCGATTTGAGCGTTGTCTAGAATCTTTAATGCTTCTTCTGCCTTCGCATTAGAATAGCCATAATATTCTTTTACCGCATCCAAATCACTGTTAGAAGCCTTTTTGTGCCATTTAGAAAATGGGCGTTTCGAGGCTCTTACAATATTTAGGAGAAAGTCATATTTGAGTTTGTTATCAAGGTTCGTAAATCGATTCATTTCGTTCGCCCAGAGAACTGTGTCTCGATGATAGGAGAGCGCACGATTGACCATAAACGACGAATATGACTTTTCGTCCTGCTCGGTCAATAGAGCATATTCTTTCGTCTGTAGGATAGACGGAATGATTTCTTTAAACAGATCAGCCATTGAACTTGCACTCCACCATCATTTCGGTGAGACATGCAGTAAGATTCAATTCCTGGTCAGCAACAAACGCAGACTGGTATTGATACTTTGCGAGAATCAAAACTGCGTTTGGAATTGTGGACTTGTCCAGAATATCATACAGACTATCATAAATCTTACGATAGATTTTTGCAGGATCATCACCACCAAAGTCAGCAACCCACTTACGCATTGCACTGAAGTTTTGTTCTTTAAGTGATCCTACCAACTCATTTAGAGAAACATCAGCAATGCTGGAAAGAATACCAGCATCAATATTACCACTGACTGAATATCTTTGAAGTTCATTTAGAACACGACGGTAATCAGGAAAGTGCTTCTTAACAACCTCAGCAAGAGTCGATTTATCAAAAGGAATCTTTTCAGTTGTTAAAATTTCTGCTGCTCGCTTCATAAAGGCGATTGCCATTTTTGGCTTATCTTCTTTGCGCAGTTTGAATTCAATCACAGCACATCGACTATGCAATGGTTCAATGATGCGATTCTTAAAGTTGCAAGTCATGATGAAAGTGCAGTTATGCGCAAACTCTTCCATTGCTGCGCGCATGGCTGGCTGAGTTGAGTTTGGATTTAGGTAGTCAGCCTCGTCGATGATAATGACTTTCTTACCGCCAGTCATCGACATTGAACTTGCGTAGTTCTTGATCTTGACGCGGAAGGTGTCAATGCCTGACTCATCCGAACCGTTGATCATCAAATAGTCGCAGCCGATTTCATCACAGAGCGCACGAGCAACTGTAGTCTTACCTGTACCTGGTCCACCACAAAGCAACAAATGCGGAATCTCTTTCCGATCCACATAGGATTGAAAAGTAGATTTATATTCGTCGGGAAGGATACAGTCAGCGATAGTATGCGGTCGATATTTTTCAACCCACAATGCTTCATTCATAATAAAATTCTCCAATCACTTACGTTTTTCTCTTCTATGGATTCTTCTAACTTGGTTAGTCGCTTCCCATAGTTGTACTCCAGTTTTTTCTGTTGCATGAATTAGATTATGACAATCTCTACACACTGGAACAAGATCAACACTTATATTTTCATGCCCTAATCGCTTATATGTTCTATGGTGCATATCTAATGCTTTATTGCCTTCTTCGCAACAAAAACATTTCCATTTACCATTTTCTTTTAACTTTTTGTAAAGTTTTGAACTATAGAATTTTTGCTTTTTTGCTTTCCATTCAGCGGATTTCAAATATGCTTTATATTGTTTATAATCCATAATTACTCAGTCACTATTCTACGCCATTTACCATTTGTCATCAAGTACATTTCACCATCTGGACCAACCGTCAAACTTGCAGTAACATCTTTGCGAGTGCCTGGAACATATTCCCGACCAAAAGTATATTGATTTGGTTTTGGTGGAACGATCTCACCGTATTCTGCTCCAAGAGTTAGTTTGCCATTGAAGCCAGCGGCTTTGATTTCTTGAATTGCTTTAGATTTGTCTGTGTCTGGTAAAACAGCAGCGGCAGCAACAACACCACCTGCAGCAACACCAGCACCTAGACCGAGGAATTTAAAGAAAGATCTTCGTGTTGACATATCACAACTCCATAATATAAAGGTTGGGGTGGAGGAGGTGAACCCTCACGATGAGCAGTCTGGCGGATAGTACCGTCGGTATAGAAAACCGCACCCCAATA